CAGCTTGACAAATCATGTGGGTCTACTTCTAAAGGACCATCTCGATGTCCAAAGTCAGAGCATTTTGTTATAGATGGGGAAACTGTCGTGCTGAAGTATTTGCAATCTGCGTTTGACGATGCATGTGCACGGCTCGAGAGAGGTGAGCCACTTGACTCTGCTTTGGGAGATAAAGACCGCATGTATATTCCATCACCAAAAGATGAGTTGCGTAGCGAAGTGTCGCCTGGTGTTGTTAAGCGAGTTCGTACTTTTTACACTGCACCCCTTATGGTAGTGATGCTCATGCGTAAGTATCTATCTTGGTTGGGTGCAACCGCTTCTATGTACCCAATTGAATTTCCAGTTGGCCCAGGCATATCCCCAGTTAAAGATTGGCCCATAATTATGGCCAAGTTGCAGGACTTTGAAGCTTGTTTTGCTGGGGATTTTCATCGATTTGACACAACAAACCACCCTGGATTGAAAGAAGTGTGGCCCACCATAATTGACTACTTGGACACAGATGCCTTCTCTCCAGAGCATAAGAAAGCCATGAAATCAATTTTGCAGGGATTACAGGAGACATTAGTTCCATTTGGTTCTTTTGTTTTTCTCGTCCGTTGTTTGTTGCCATCTGGTATCCCATTGACCAGTGTTCTTGGAGCTATTTTGGCTCGGTTGGTCATTGTTGAAGCCGTTTCTGCCACGGAGGAAGGATCCAAACTTAACGCAGACACAATTTTGTCACGTTTAGAGAATCTTGGTCTACGTGGTTATGGTGATGATGTTATGTCAGCTTCAGATGAGTTCTTGACGAAGTGTATTGGAGATCCTGAGTTTTGTGTTCGTATTAAAAATTTGGGAATGGTTCTAACACACCCCGATGATAAAACAAAACCACCCGGTGTTTGCCCTTTGAGTGAAGTTTCCTTTTTGTCTCGTAGTTTTGTTGTTAATGATTCTCCAGATATTTCTGTTTTACCCACTCTTTCATACACATCCGTTTACAATATGCTTCGTTACAGGCACAACAACATGACGGAGCCTGAGTTCTTGTCTGCTGTTGTTCCTAATTTTTTGGTTGAGTGTGCTTTGACTTCCGATGATTGTTATGAACAGGCATGTGTAGCGATGCGCAAGTCATGCTCCGCGTTGAGTATTTCAGAACATAAATTTCTTGGTTACACCCGTGGTGAGCTTTTAAATTTACTTGCATCGGGTGATTCTGATGCGCAAATTCTGCAACCTCAAATGCAATTGCGCGACGAATTTGATGTTATATATGTTGTTTTTGGAACAGGGAATCAGGAGAATAATAATTTTGAGTTTTTAGGTTCGCAGGTTCCATATCTTTCGTACAATGATTTTGTTTTTCGGTGTAGACAGGTCTTGTTGGATAATTTGGATGATATTGCACCAGGCAGTGTCATTGGCGTGCCTTCACCTGACATTATTTTGTCCATGTCGCAAAAATCAAGTCGCATTTTTGTCCCAATGTGCACGCAGCGATTTATTGTTCATGGTCTGTCTGATGAAGTTAGTGACATCATCAAGCACATTCCCAGTACTATGGATATTCATGTGTGCGCAATGCTTGATCGTCAACGTGTTGAACCACAGATGGAAAGAACGTTTGGAACGGCTCCCTTACCACCAATGACATTGGGATATTCTATGCCCCCACCACCACTGAATTATGCCATGCCACCCCCACCGCTACCAATGCCAACTTCGGGTCCGGTAACAAGCATGATATCTGGAGTTGGAGCTCTTGCTTCGGGATTTTCCTCTATGCTTGGTTTGTCTCGACCCATGTCACAACCTACAAATGAACTATTTGCGCGCCTTGACCCAGGATTGTTTAGTACAGATGCAATGAGTCAAGCGACACCACTTGGCTCTTCCATTCACAATTGTGTTATGGGGGGGGTCACTGATGAAAGTAGTGTGGATGAATTGGGCAAACGCATGGTCATATATGCGCGGAAGACCACATCTTACAATGATCCAGTTGGGACATCAGTGTGGTCCGATCGTCCCATAAATCCAATGACCCTATACGACACTCTGGACACAGGTGATAATTATTTTGTTACCCCATCTCCAGCAGGTGTAGCTGTTGCACCAGGTGCATTTTATACATTTGAGAAGGTTAAAGTGCGTATTACCTTCGTCGCCTCAGCTTTGTTTACCGGTCGTTTTGCGTACGCTGTTTCCGGGTCCGCTAAGGCCACCGCCGATTTGACTTCAGCTGATGGATCCATGACACCCAGCTTGTACGCTGTTTTGGATATTTCAGCGTGCAATCAATATGAATTTGAAATATCTCGTCCGCAACCATACCCCTCATTGGTTCCTGCTTGGTCACTGTCACATAATACGACTTTTGATGACAATGTATCATCATTCGCGCTTGCTGATCAACTCACAGTATTGCAACCACTTCGAAATCCGACATCTACAGGTGGTACAATTGATGTTTACATTGAACAATCTTTTATTGGTTTGAAAGTTTTTGGTCGCAGTGTCGCTGCGTTGACTGATTTGGTCGTTGAGCCTCAAATGCACACATTTATCGAGCCACAAATGGAGGTTTCCCGCACAGATCCAAAGCCAGAAACATCTCAGAATCAAGTTATGCCTACACAGCCCGAACCAGTGTATGCAAACACATCATTGAATGAGACGATGACTTCAGTTATGCCTGACTGGGACAACCTTGTCACAGAAGGGCGTTTGGATCGATTTACCCTTGTTGCCAAGGGTCAGGTGGGTGCCACGATTGGGAACATCATCTCACTGGAGGTACCTGATGTATTTCTTGCGAACCCTGCCGTTCGAGCAGCACTCAATTACGCCACATTGTGGTCAGCTGATGTGGAGTTGCGTATACAAACCACAGCGCCAGCAACGGTTCAGGGCATGATTGTCATGTGTGCCATTAAGAATGGCGAGCTTTATGGCGACACCATATCTGCTATGGTGTCTGACCCGATGCGAGTTACATCATTTCCTCATGTTACGCAATTGCTTGCTGGTCGTCGTGAGAGCACGTTAGTGCTTCCTTTTCATTCTCTCTATTCCTCATATCGATTGGCCGGACTTTCAGATGCCAGCAGATTAGCCGCAGAACGAGCTATGACAGGCTATACAATACGGGTTGAGACATTGAGCCCAGCAGTTAACGCATCAGGAGGTGACAGTGTAACTGAGGTTCTTGTTTATGCACGCATGAAGAATGTCGTCGTTAATGTGCCAAATTCTGAGGTGGTTATTGAGCCACAAATGGAAACTGGTGATGATACCGCAACTGGTTTTGCAGTGGAACAACTTCCAGAACCACAAGAAAACGAACCAGGAGATGCCTCGTTTGAACCTGATGGCATGAAGCCTAGTAAAGTTCCACGCTTTACCGAGACATTTTTTGGCGATTATGTGCCTTCTTTGGTGAGTCTCCTTCACAGCGGGCACGATGTCAATGTTGCGGGAGGCAGTGTTTCGGCGGATGCTGACACAACCAATGATGCTATGTATGCAGAGAGGCGTTTAGAGTTGCCACTTATGTATCTTCCTGGCGATGCCAATTCGACTTCCACCCCTATTTGGAATTGGATACAATCTGCATTCGCTTTGCGTCGTGGCTCCATTGAATGGACATACATCTCGCTCAGCCGGGGATATTTGACAGGTGACCCCAAGGCAGAGCCAAGTTCCATTTATTACACTCACCTCATACCACGCAATTTGTATACGAGCGTACCAACTATTGCACAGACTATTTCTGTGAGCAATGTGCGCAAGTACGTTGTCACACGTGCACGTGGTCTTGAACAAGGTGGAGCTTTTTGTAACCCAGATTTGACACGTTCTATTCAGGTTCGTGTTCCATATTATTTGAACGCCAATTGGCTGTTCTACCCTCCTGTCGGGGCTGCCATAGGCCCCACGACTGCTAAGTATCCGTCCATTTTGCCAGCAGTCGCGCTTCGCATACAAGAAGTGTTTTATGGTGTGAACAACACTTTGGGAAGTTATCGACTCGATAATTGTGCTTTGGTGATGAACGCAGGTGATGACTATGCGTTATCTGCTTATAGGCCACCCATTGGATTGAAGATAACCGGTGCTGCAGTCGCCGCTCGATTGGTTAATGCCAACGCGTCTGCTTACGGGGGAATCTAGTGTCTC